AATGAAGCGGTTATGGCGATGAACCCCGAATGGAAGTTAGCTGAAACCCCAGGAAGTTTCGATCCCTCAAAGTAATTGAGGGATCATGATTGATGAAGGAAATTTCGATCCCTCAAAGTAATTGAGGGATCATGATTGATGAAGGAAATTTCGATCCCTCAAAGTAATTGATTACTTATAATTAACTAAAAAGTTTTTGTAACGCCTCGCTATGTGTCTCTAAAATCTGTTTTTCTTTTTGACTGATTGTAACTTCAACTTTTAAGTATAGATTGCCAAACTGTTTGCTATTACGTTTTGGCATTCCTTCATTTTCAACTGTAATAACCTCATTATTCTGAACACCTCTTGGTATCTTGATTGTTAAACCAGATGGATGATTTGGATGATTACGTAATACATAGTTAATACCAAATAAACTTTCACTAAATGTAATAATACAAGTGCTATGTAATTCATTCCCTTTTCTTATAATATTGTTATTTTCATCTGCTTCGGTGAACGAAATGTGAACATCGCCAGGTTCAACGTAGTTAATATCGTCACTACACTCATTTTGAAATATTAAATTATCACCAGATTTCATACCAGGTTCAATACGAACATCTAACACTTTTTCTTGACTGTTAAATTTCTTACCATTACACTTATCGCACTTTCCAATAGGTGTTTTACCATTCCCAGAACATGAACCACAAGGCTGTCTGGCAATAGCGTGCATGCCAGGACCAACCATCATCATCTGTTCAATCACACCTCTACCGTTACACGAACCGCATGAACTAAAATTAGTAGAACCTTCTCCTTTACAGCCGCCACAGAACTTCTGTCTCTCAAACTGAATTTTTAGATGTTTTCCGTGATAAAAATCGTGTAAACTTACTGGAATTTCGTGAAGTTTAGAAGGAGCTTTCTGACGTTTTTTATGATTGCCAGGCATAGAAGAACCCATTCCAGGAAAAGAAAAACCGAATCCTCCCCCAGCACCCATCATATTCATGAACATACTTGCTATGTCAACGCCGCCTCCACCAGACATCTCATCTTCATCAGTTACTCCCATATTATCATACATACTACGTTTTTTATCATCACTTAGAACCTCATAAGCTTTTTGAATAGCTTGAAACTTTTCTGCCTCACCTCCTTTATCAGGATGATGAGTCAAACATAGTTTTCTATACGCTTTGCGAATTTCATCATCGCTTGCAGATTTGTTTACTCCTAAAATACCATATAGGTCTTCACGTGTGCTCATACTTTAAATATTAGTATAACTAACTTTAAACCAGTGCGTCACGGGTTTAAGCAATTAAACTTAATATATACTAATGGATAAGTTTAAAACAAAACTAATAGGTCAAGAAAGTATTGAAGAACTTTTTAATAGGATAATTGATAATAATGATATTCCACATATATTTTTAACAGGAATGTATGGAACAGGGAAAACAACTATTTGTAATGAGTTTATTAACTACTATTACAGAAAAAATAATATTAAAGATAAGGATAAATGGATTATGAATCTATCATCTGAGAAAGATAGAGGTATCCACTGTGTTCGTCAGAATGTAGCAGAGTTTGTTCATCATTCTTCTGCTAAAGAAGGAATATATAGATGGATTATAATTGATGATGCTGATTCATTACCTATTATTAGTCAGCAAGCATTAAGAAGACCGATGGAAACACATTCTCATACAACACGTTTCTTTTTTTGCAGTAGATACCCATCTGACTTAATTCCTCCTATACTTTCACGTTGCTTACATATTGAGATTGAAACACTATCACCTTTTGATTTTATAAATGTTACATTAAACAAGTATAATTCAAAGTTTAATATAACAACTTCTGGATTAACATTCTTATTTACTCTTTCTCAAAGTTCGTCACAGTTAGAATCGATGATAAAGATACTTTCATATTACTATAAAGACAAAGCAGAGCTAACAGTTCAAGATATTAACTTTTTATTTGGTTCACCGAGCTATAATTCAAGTATACAAATTTTAGAATCACTTATAAAAAAAGATGAGAAAGAATTATTAAATCTTTTTTTTAGAATATGGTCTACGGGAATTAGCTACGAAGATTTCTTATATGAGTTAAATACATATATAAAACAACTTGGTATTTTAGAACCACACGTAAATCAACTCCTATACTATACTATTATGAAAGGATGGATACAATTTGCACAAGGGAAAACACATTCTTTTGATATCTTAAGATTATTAATAGATGGGAGCAAATAGTATTTTCAGAAAATTCCCAGCAAAAGAATTGATTCTAGAAATTTTAATATATCTAAAATTTATCGGATTAGATGATACAAAATATTTTACAAAAGATGATATATCGGATAAAGATTTTGAAGAAATTTGTGTTTGGGTAGAACAATATTATATACCATGTAAAGCAAAACGATTTCTTAGTATAAATAATAAAATAACTGTTTTACGACAGTTACTTCATTGTGTTGGCTATACTTTAGAATCACAAGAAAAAGTATATAACTCTAAAAAAATAACAGTTTATTCAATTAAAAAATTAGTATTTGAAGATTTGAGTGCTAACTATACTGTAGATTTTAATTAAAAGAGAGTTGAAATAAATAGATCACTTGTTAGAATCTGTTCTTCAGACATACGTAAGAACCATCCAAAGTTTCTACGTTCATCAAGTTCTTTAGAATCAATAGGTACATATACAGCTGTGCTAGGGACTGGCATACTGCTAGACGATAATAAATCTTCTAACTGTATTCTTCTACCGGCTTGATTTCTTGAGAACTCCATATTAGGATAGTAATCAATTTCATTTGAATACTTATCCATCACATTTTTTAAATCCCATTTAATATCTTTGCGGAATTGTTTTCCACCTTCTTGATGTTCAATCCGTTTTAATGATAGTTTTTCTAATTCAACAAATATCTTATTATTTGCCTCAGGACTATACATAACATGTGTTCCAGGAACTGGTGTTCCATTCATATCACTATATGTTTCATCTTTATCTGTTCCAAAAAATGTAACTTTGTTCATTTGAGGAAACTCTTGTAAAGAGATAGTTGACGGTTCCACCCATAATCCACCAAAACGTTTTAATATAGTAGCACGAATATAGTTCTTTTCTGCTTCATTCACGGGAGCGATAGGATTTTGTAATGATTTAGGTAACTCTTTCCATCCTCCCAATACAATTGCTACATCACTTAATCCAGCAAGAATTTTTATATTATAGTTCTTACCATTCTTCATACAGATACTCTCATAGCATAAGTTCATGTATGGTGTATTAAGAACTCTTGATGAACGAGAACCAAAATCGTTCCAGTAACGACTATTTACATCAGACTGGTCATAGTATAGCCAGAGAGTTCTATTATTTAAACCTTCATTCAGCAAATTTCTTTTATTAAATTTATCATCCTCAATCATTTTGTTATTATATGCGACACCGACACCAACTGCCGTTATTGATAAAACACCTAATACTATTAAATAAGAAGATTCCATCTACATACTATAATATTTTTTAAAAAGTTCTGGATACTTATGAAACGGGTCATCAATTGAAATATTCTGCAGCTTAAAATTTTCACGTTGCTGATAATCAACACCATTCTGTATTACAAAATTTAAGTATTCTGGAATATTAAAAGGATAGATATTTATGTCAGCATGAGAGAAACTTCCTAGTTTGCGAACAATTTCTTCTGGGCTCATAAAATAAGTGAAGTGCCAACCAGATTCTCGCCGTAAAGTGACATCTCCTAATTTATATACTCTTACATAATCTAAATCCTCATACTGTTTCAATAGAGTTGAACTCATCAAAAACGCCATTTCCCAGTTATCGTTTAAAAAATAGTTAAAATTATAGTAATACATTTTCATTTTCAATAAAATATACTTTGATTGAAGGATTTTAAAAAGTTCTTCTCTTGATTCTAACATACTAGTATCGTAAATCTCATCTACATCGCACAGAGCAAGTATAAAATCATCAAAGTCATTTAATAGAATTTTTCTTATATAATTTCTCTGTAACTTTTCTTCATAGAAACATTTTTTATTCATATTTTCAAAATACTGATCTGGCGCCTTATTTAGTAGTTCATCAATCTTAATGAATCTAATCTTATCCAAGTATGGTGTAAACCATTCAGAACATTTATCAATATAGTAAGATTCTTTCTTATTTCCAGTAAATGTAAATACACTTTCAACTATATAAAAATAGTCAACAAACTTGTATAAATATTCAAGACGTAATTTTACAATCTTTTCTCCATTAAATAAAAATGAGTCTATAAAATATACCATCTTTATTTATTTTATAAGAGTCCTTTAGGACTTTGTATTATCAGTTAACACTAGCTGTTTCATGCGCTCAAAATATTTTTGAACACCCATATCTTCTTGAGCCGCTCGTAATTGACGTTGTTGTTCTCTCTGTTTCATCATTTCTTCACCTCTTTGAACTTCTAACATCTCATCATTTGTTAAGGGTGTTGGAGTCTTACCATAATCATCTTTATAACTCTTATAGTCACGATTATCAACACGAACATTCGCAACTTGCTTTGAAAATGTATTTTCAACGGTGTAAGCTTGTTTTAAATCTGTAAAGTTTAAATCAGAATTATAAGCCGCTGTATAACTAGAAGGTTTATCGCGACCTAATTCAACTCCTAGTGTAGGAGCCATAATCATAGATTGAGGTTGATTAATAATGTAATTCTTCTGCTTTGCCGAATTTTTAGCTTCTTCTTCAAATGCTTGATTAAATACATCACGATTGAATTTTCCACTAAACTTTGTCCCAGAAGAATTAGTATCTTTCTCATCCTTCAACCAATCACCATAACCATCTTCTTCTGGGTCTGGTATACGTGTCTGTTCAAACATCTTATTAAAAGCATTTATATCTAACTTTTTTGGATTCAAACGGATAGGTTCTACATGCTTTACATCTTCATAATCTTTGGCTCTTGAATCTTTTAACACGTTGGGAGCATCTACATTTACTGTTGTAGAACGACCACCATGAATTCTTCTTAGAATCTCTCCTAAATAGGCGTAGGCACGTGTAACCTTTTCAAACTCTTTTTCAGAACCACCTTTATCAGGATGATGTCTCAGAACAGATTTCTTATAAGCAGACTTTAATAAATCTTCGGTTAAAGCAACTTCTTCTTCTAGATTTAACATTTGTAAACACGCTTGAAAATAACCGATTGCTTTTTCATCAGAATTATTTTTACCTAAACGTTCAATATGATTTCGTTTGGGTTGTGATTGAACTAAAGTGGTTGTTCTTTGAGCATCGGTATTCTGTATCTGAGTATTGCTATTCTGTATCTGAACATTTGTATTTCGTGCAACATAATTTAAGAGTTCAGCATAAATACCCGCTCTTTTAGCAGATATAACATATTCTGGACCTGCTAAAATTGTTTGTATCATTTGAATCTTGGTAGCCGGATTTTGAATTTTCTTGAGATTTTCAAAAATTCTAATATGTGAAGGATCAATTGATTGCGTATTGCCCATCTATTACTTTTATTTCATAAGTTTTAAATCAATATCTTACGTAAAAATTTACTAGGTATGATTGGAATATTTGATTCGCACTCATAAATCCATTTCTTTCCAAGACTATGCACACCAAATTTTGACGGGAAGAACTGAGGATACTTATTTAGAAATTCCCGATACTTTATATTTGGAATTAAGTTATAACTGTTTGGTGGTAGCACTAATACAAGCTGTTGTTCTGGACTGATTGGTAGTTCATGATTGTATACAAATCTACCTTTGCCAATATTGTCGTTGTTAATAAAGTTAAATACGTCTTTCCAAAGTGGTGTATTCATATAAGGATAATACCAATCAAATTCAATCTGTTCACCGTTATAGTAATCTAAAATCCACTGTAAACCTTTTAAATATTCACAAACAATCTTATTCCTATCATTCACCAAAAACTTATTATAATAAATATTAGCCCAACCACTTTTCATACCATTTTCATAAATTTCTTGTTCTACATACCATTTTGACGGAAGTATATATACAGAAGACATCTTCTCTTCATACTCGTTATGACCTTTATAATTAACACTAAATTTCTTCTTTTTACAGAACTCTTCAATTAATCCTTCTTCATCATTCATAAATATTCCAATTAAATCTTTTAAATTAGACCAATTAATTTTTTTATCCACAACTAAAAACTTTTCTTCTTTATGAAACTCCTTCAAAATATTAAAAAGAGTAACATATCCTCCATCTTTAATCGTTAGCGAAAGAGAATGAGGAACAAAATCATTTCCCAGTAAACTCATCATCATAATATAGTCTTGAATATACTTCTCTTCAGGATTTTTAAAAAGTGAAGATTTTAAACTATTTATATTCAAATAAAGAAACTGTTCTTTATTAAACATATCTTTAACTACATTATTAAATTCCATCTCTTCTCGCATCAAATATAGGTTTTGTTTAAAACTATTAAGCATGCTTAATAATATTAAATCGGCATCTAATCCATATACTATGAAGGTATTATTATCAGTTGTATACTCACGAATATAGTTCATTACTTTATGTTCTCCTTCACCAGGGTCCATAAATCCACTAATACTCCAAGAATTGTGTTTGCCACATAATTCAACTAAAGCAACATGTAACTTTTTCATGAATAGAGTTCCTGGTGTAATAGAATTCTTATCCCATGATTTCTGCCCAACTACTCTGGCTCCATTCTCAATTTCATACGGTTCCATGAAAGCACCTTTAAAACGACGTAGTCGTTGCTGTTTCATTTTTGCCATAGGCACAACACCATCTACGGCAATAAAAAGTTCACTTGGTTTATCAGCAGAACGCCATATATGTTCTACATATTTACACACTTCAATTATAAGCTCACTTTCATATGTATAATCATCTTTATACTCTGATACCTTTGAAAGACAATTATATACAATACAGTTAAAATCTAGACATAGAACTACTTTACCATTTTTTGTATTATATTTTGATTCAATCAGATTCTTATTTTTTTGACATAAAAAACGATAGTATGAGGGGATCCCCATTTTCCTATAATACTATAAAACGATTCCTTAAAGCATTATAGGAAGATGCCAAGTAATTTAGATTCTTTTAAAGATTTTTTCTTAATTTTCCCAGATTCTATAGTTTTTGGTTCACTTTTAATCGGCTTAACAACTTTATCTATTCAACACGGTCTACTCTTTGTTTCATTCCTTGAATCTTTTATTATACTTTTTGGTTTACAAAATATTTTTTCTTTTATTTTTACTAAGACTGAAAATGCTGCTGCTTGTAAATCAAAGTTTCATACATTAATGTTTGGGGATTTATTATCTTCTACTTCGGCAAATAATCCATCCTATGCTATTTATGTTGTAAGTTTTGCGTGTTCTTATTTACTTACATCTTTTTATGAAATTAAAGATGAATTAGATGTTCTAGATTCTTCATTTTATAAACAGTATACATACGCTTTTATTCTTTTATTATCTTTACCATTATTTTATGCTGCAATTCGGGTGTTTTTAGGGTGTGAATTTATTTTATTTGCTCTTACAAGTGTCTTTATAGGTGCTTTTGTTGGAGTATTGATTGAATATCAGAATGTCCAAATCTTTGGAAGAAATGCAACAAACTTTTTAGGAATTCCTTTATTACGGAATAAATCTATAAATAATGAGCCAATTTATATATGTTCTAAATAGATGAATTTTATTTCTAAGATTAAAAAAAATATATTATACTTCTTTTTAGCACTACCACTCATATTGATCGGATATGAAACTTTTATGTCAATCGCTCTAGGTTCAAGAACATGGTCATTCTTATTAGTTGGTCAAATTGCAATTGCTCCTCTTGTAGCAACTCTATTTTATTTTATCTATAATGTTTTTGGTGGACAAAGTTATGGGATGTCTCTAGTCTTTTTTGTTATATCATGTGTTTTATCGATTGCTTTAATATACGTTATAGCTAACCCTAGTTCTCTTAATATATCTTTTACAACTGCTGGAATTCCTCCTATAAAAATTCCTTCTATAGAATTACCTTCATTTAAGGCACCAACAAAAGAAGAAATTGATAGTGGATTTATTATATTCGGTAAAGTTGCTATCCCAATCATAGTAGTATTATCAGTTGCTCTACTTGTATTCCCTGAACAGTTTGTTGGACTCTTCTCTGGTTTAACAAGAACTACTACTTCAACTTTTGTAAATGCGCTAAAGTTCCCTTTCACAACTTTTGTAAACATGTTTAATAATAATGAACCAATCTATGGTAATGATAACTGCTCTATATTCCCTGGAATGTCTGATATAACATCAAAAGTCCCAAGTTTCTACTTAGCCCACATAGCATTCTTTGTTGGATATGTTTTTACAAATGCTCTAACTATCTTTAATATGTCAAATATGAGTAATGATGAAGAGAAAGGATATAATTCAAGACGCTATAGATCAATTGTATCTATGATTTCTGTATCAATTCTATATCTTCTTCTAGTTCTATTTCGTTATAATGTAACAGGATGCGAATCACTACTAGGCATCTTCTTTACTTCAAGCACCTTTGCTACACTAGGATTAGCCTGGTACTTATTAGCTAAGTATTGCGGATGTAGAGCAGCGGATTTATCTGGCATAGCTACATCTTTAGTATCTCAAAAGGCAAAAAGCCCTATAGTATGTTTAAATCCAACAACACCTACTCCTTAACGAATTAACCGCTTTTAAAAAGTCATGAACAGATTCTGGTGAAATTAAATGATGTAGTTTATATTTTTTAAAAAGTGTATCAAACTCTGATAAAAGTTTATTAAACTCTCCTTTTGTTATAATTCCATATGTTGTTTCTAATGAGGAGAATGGTATAGAAATAATATTTTTCTCTTTATTTATACTATCATGAATATTATAAAAAAATTCTTTAGCATACTGTTTTAATTCATTATACTGTAAATCTTTTTTATGGTGTAGTAGATTATTTGAATAGTGATTTTTACATACTTTACATGGGAGTATATACCGTATCTGATTTATAAACTTCTTGTAAGCATTTATCTCATCATTTTGAAGAAGAACATTAGTATTAGTTCCTAAATGCTCGCAGCATGTATGGATTATTTTCCAAACAGTTGGACCCCATTCTTTTGGATTTGCCATCTTACAATTTAGTTATATATAATTGAAAAATATTATACTCATAAAAAATTGATTATATTTTAATTATAAATATTATCACTAACATGGAACCCACTACTCTTCTAGTGCCTACAATCATTCATGAAACTATTCTTGACATTCTAGAAGGACAAGTTCGGAAACTTGCTAAAGATATAGCAAAAACATTAAATGTAGACGAGAAACTTCTTATTCAAGAACTAAAGAAAGAAAAATTAGATATTCTTACATTTGATGATAATGTA